CTACGTTAGGAATACTTGTAAGACCAATACGGACAACATCGTATGGGTCGTATGCCATAACCTGAATGTGTGCGTAGTATTGACGTGCGTTAGTGGCTTGGACGTTAACTGTAATCCAACCAAGGTTAGCCACTTCTGTTGCAGTCAGTTCAAGGTAGTAAGCACCGGAAGCACTTTGACCAGCTGCGAGTGTAGCCACCACGACAGAGTTAGTAGTCGCAACCCAAGTACCACCGTTAGCAGATATGTAAGCAACAGGACTGGTAGGTGTGACAGGGGTAAACCCGTCCGTACTTGACACGAAGAGGATGGGTATTCTGCGCCTTACGGCTGTTGCTTCACTTTGTCTTATCTGATACACGTTTGGTCCTCCGGAGTTCTCTTATAATGTACCTCTACCCAATACTGTTGAACCCAGAAGGGATAATGTACTGCGTTGTCCCGCCAGTCTGGTTGTACTGTAAACCGTTAAATATTAGTGTTCCTACTGGTCGTGCGGTAGTTGTCTCTGTAAAGGTAGTTCCGTTGTATGACACAATGTTACAGACTATCCCGTCACTTACATCGGTTAGCATTCCAGCCGTTGCAAAACCAGTAAAAATCCTTGGTGTAGGACAAGTAGTACCACCGCTCTCTTGAAACAGAATGTAATACTTTGTGCCTGACGTAAGCCATATGTCTGTATCAAGAATACAAGGGTAGTAGCCTGACGGTGATGTGTAGTCGCAGTCAAAAGAGGATGTTTCAAGGATTGTCCCAGCAGTATTCCTGATGACAACATTGAAAGACGCTCCAGCAGTAAAGGTAGTCAACTTCTGGTGTACTGCGTGTAAGCGAACGTCAGGGTGTCCTGATGGTATTGTTATAGCCCAGCCGTATTCCGTAGTGCCTGACGGTGTTGTTCCCGCACTCTCTACAGTAGATAACCCGCAATGCCCATACCACTTTGTCGCTGTACCGTAGAAGACGTGAGAAGGCATCAAGTTGTTCTTAACTCCCCAAGCCCCTGAAACTCGTCTTGTTTGGTAAGGAAAGCCTACACTGTTACGAGTAAAGTGCGTAAAGTTAAAGGATAAGTCTCCCGTCCAACCAGCAGTATCATTTCTTACAACAACCGCAAACACTTGACCTGCTGTAAGAGTGACGCTTGCAGGTAAGGTGTATGTTTTTACACCAGTAGTAGCACCAGTCTCCAACGCAAAGTTAGTAGTGTTTGTTCCACCACCAGCTCCAACCAACCAGTTTCCCGTTGGTGTTCCGGTAGTTCCAAGAGGTTGTAATCCAACATTAAGACTTGTACTTGGTGTTGTTGCTACTGCACTTAAGCGTAGGGAGATGCGGGTTATAACAGACGCTTCCTCTGCTTGAAATATCCACGCAAGACCACCGTTATTAGCGTTTATCTGACCACCTGCAACAGTAATGTCTCCCTCTACACCTTGGGCGTGAAAGTATAACTCTGTGTCTGTAGTAACAAGGGGCATTAGTTTCCTCCGATGCCAGCAAAACCCATAGTGGCGTTAGCAAATCCACCAGCACCGCCAGCACTATCGTTGTAGCGTAGTGCGCCAGCTGATATTGACCAAGGAGCATAAGCATCTGGGTTAAGAGCAAACCACGTTCCTGCGCCTTGCCAGTTAAGGATAAACCCTCCGTCATAAGGTCCAATAACACCACTCCTTTGAGTACCCGTTCCTTGCTGTAGTTGCCCCGTGAAGTAGTTTATGGTTGGGGTTCCTGATGCTGGTGTTACATCAAAGCCACACATAAGGATGTAAGAAGTACCTGCCGTGAGCCATACAGTTCCATCCGTTTGAAAGATGGTTGACCTGAAGTTTGTCGTTCCACTATCACCCAAAGATGTGCCTGATATTACTGACAGGTCTGCTATGAATGTTGGGTTCCCTGCCCCAGCATCAGTAAACAGTTGTGCCTTCCAGTTAGATGCGCTACCGGGACTGTTTGATGGGTGTGAAGCAAAAGCAATCCTATCAAGCAATATGTCTGGATGACCTGCTGGAACGGAGAACCTAAAGCCAAAACGGTCGTTGTTGTTAAGTGTTGTTGCTGTTACACGACCACCAGATATTTGAGGGGTTCCATACCAGTTAGTGCCATCAGTGTATTGAACTGGAATACCACGAGTAGTTGATACTTTTGACCAAGTACCAGCGGAGCGTGTCGCATAGCCGAGACCATACATTACGCTTTGACCGTTTGCTGTTCCTGTATCACCGCTAACAAAGAACATCTGCCCCGTGCCTGTTCCTGTCCACTGATAGCAAATCCAATACCTTGTGCCTTGCGTTATGCTTGCTCCGGGTGACAGGGCGCAATGTAGCCACGCACCGTTAGCAGTGTTGTAGTTGATTGCGTTAGCACCGGGAGATACTGATGCTGTAAAGGAAAACACAGGGGATAAGGTCGATGATGTAGAAACCGTCATCTGGCTTGCGGTAGGGGTTGACACGATGTAGTAGTCAGTTCCTGTTGCCGTCCCTCCAGTTGTAGTTGTAAAGCGTATTGAGTCACCCACTTTTAGGTAATGCGCTTGTGTCGTGTTGATAAGAGGGTTGCCAGTACTTGCACTGAACTGCATTGCTGTGTTCCAAGTGTTAGCAGGAAGGGTTATGCTCCCGTTGGTTATGAATGTACCAGAGGGTAAACCAGAGCCGTTATCTGTTTGTATGCCGATGTCCAGTGCGGTGTTTATAGTTGTAGCCAAACCAGTCGCACACACACCAATGTCTGTAACCGTCATAGTGCGCTCGGCTATAAAAGGAAACGCAATACCACCTGATGATGTTGTCAGGTTGATGTTTGCGTTAGTGTTGAATGTCTGCGCTTGCCTTGGTAGAAATGAGCCAAAGTTAAGACGTGCCTGTGTTGTGATTATTGCCATCAGATAACCTTTACGATGTTCCCGTTAGCGTCATCAAAGTCAAGGTAAAGCGTCTTGCCTACTGTTGAAATGCCTTGACTAACCAGCATACAAATAAAGTAACTCTTAAGTGAACTTGGTAGGTCACCATCACGCATCTCGCAGTCAATAACAAGAGAAGCCTCATCACCATAAAGATAACCAGTGCCATCGCTAAACGTAACTTGTATCGTGCCATCATCGTTCACCGTTTTGTCAGTGAGCGTTACTTGTGCTGTATGTGTCATTTGCCCTCTCCCGTAAGCCCAATCTTATCTGTAATCAACTCCACGCCACGCAAACCCAACACGCCTAAAAGGAATGCAAAGCCACATAGGTGCGTAGGGTCTTTATCGTTCAAGATATCCCCAACAAGAGGCGTTAGATACGTTGCGGAAGCAGTACCAGTTATGACCGCTACACTTGCCGGTATCCACATAATCTTGCCCTTCTTCTTCAGTACCATAATCACAGCACCAATGAAGCCAGCGATGATTTGGTTTACGTTGTACATCGGTCCTTGCTCCGTCATCGTGTTCTCTCCTCACACTTACAAGCGGTGAAAAGACCATCACTTGCGCCACGGTCAGAACCCACTACGTCAAAGTATCTGTTTGGTATCTCATCAAACTGTATGTAGATGCGGTCATTTAGCCTTATATCAGCGTCAAACGGAAGCAATATAGTCCACTCATTGTTAGACGTGATTGTTTGCCCTGCGATGTCTTGTAGGCTGTTAACGTGTACAACCCTTGCTTTAACTGTGCTTGATAAACGCCAGTCAGTAGAGACACCGCCGTTAGCGTCAACTTCATTAGCAGAACGCATAATGTCAACGGTATTAGGTAGTTGGTACTGTGTTGCGCTTTGCCGTAACAGTGCAATAAGAGCGTCCGGTGTCATTAGATTATCTCCAGCCCGTTGTATCTATCTGCCATCAAGAGACACTGCTTATGTAGATTTCCCAGTTGTAGGTCTTGTTGCCCATCTTTTACCTGAAGTAAGTGTGCGACCTTACCTGCCTTTTGTCTCCACGCCATAGATGCACCTTTTTTGACATTCCAGCGGTCGGTAGAAGCGGAGCCATAATCAACCCAGTACATAGTCGTTCCATCGCCATACACGCATCCTGTGCTGTTGTAGACGGGTGCTTCTGGGAAAGGATTAGTAGTTCCTGTAGTACCGCCATAGACACAACGATACATACGCCCGTTGTTTATTGATGAGATTACTACATCTCCAACTGCGTAAGCGGTACTTGCGGTCCAGACATCATAGTCCTTACACTGGTCTACTATGCGACCCAGTTCCGTACTGTCCAGTTCTGGGTAAATGTTTGCTTGTGCGTCAAAAGCAATCTGTTCTATGGCTTGGTCTCTTGTCAT